CATGGACGCAATCATGCCGCTGCCAATTCGCGCTGGCAATAATCGGATCATTCGATGATCCGGTTGGCCCTAAACCAGCAACAAGATTATCCAGAAAAGACTGGCTTTCTCGCTCCAGCGGAGCGGTACTGCGTTCAGTTCCGGGCGTTCGATGTGCTCCGGGATCCTGCCCCGCCGGCTTGGTGGCCGAGGTGGGGCTTCGGTGGTGGCGGCAACGAGTGCCGTAAAACCGAAGGAGATCTCGATGAGCAAGCCAGCTGCAAAACGCCGCACCGCCGCATTACCCAAGGACAAGGAGAAAGCCCACCGAAAAAGCGCCGCTCAAGCGCCGACGACGAGGACTATAAAACACAAGCGCGAGAAAGGCCCTCCTCTTCATCAAGCGCGCGCATCAGCCCAGCGGCCAAGCCACACTGAAAGCAAACAGGCCCGAGCCATTGCGATGCTGCGAGCCCCGGGCGGCGCCACCATCGAAGCGCTGATGCGGGTAACGGGATGGCAGCCGCATTCCGTCCGCGGGTTTCTCGCCGGCGTAATCCGCAAAAAGCTTGGCCTCAATCTTGTTTCAACGGCAGCGGACGGCGGACGGGTCTATCGGATTGCGGATAGGGCGGCTGCCCGGACCGAGTCTGCAGCGTGATCCATGAAACGTTCACGACCGGTTGCAAGTAAAGCAGCCAAGCCAACGTTGGAAAGCGAGATCGCGCAGTTGCGCGATCTCGATCTCAAAGGACTGCGCTTACGCTGGCAGAGCATGTTCCGCCGACAAGCACCTTCGCATCTGCCACGGCATCTGTTGCTTGCCGTGATGGCCTATCGGCTTCAGGCAGATCAGCTGGGCGATCTGGCAACCAATACCGTCCGGCTGCTCAAGCAGATTGCCGGCAAGGGAACCCATGAAGCCGCCATACGACTCACTTCAGACTTTGATCGGCGGCGAGCCGATCTGAGACCTGGCACCGTCCTCATGCGCGCGTGGAAAGGATGTTCCCATCGGGTGATGGTGGTGGATGAGGGCTTTGCCTGGAATGGCAAGACCTATGACAGCCTGTCCAAGATCGCTTGCGCGATCACCGGCACGAAGTGGAATGGCCCACGCTTTTTTGGTCTTCGCGACAAAGTCACGGCGGAGGTCGAGAAATGACCGCGACCGCTATCAAAAGAATGCGCTGCGCGATCTATACTCGGGTCTCGACCGACGCCGGCCTCGACCAGGACTTCAACTCTCTTGATGCGCAATATGATGCGGCACAAGCCTATATCCGCAGCCAGGCCCATGCGGGCTGGATGCTGGTTCATACCCGCTATGATGATGGCGGCTTTTCCGTGGGCTCGGCCGATCGCCCTGCCCTGCAGCGGCTGCTGGCCGATATCACAGCTCACAAAGTCAATGTTGTGGTTGTCTACAAGGTCGATCGCCTGACCCGCTCGCTCGCCGACTTCGCCAAGCTGGTTGAGCTATTTGATGCCCATGGCGTCTCGTTTGTCTCGGTCACGCAGCAGTTCAACACCACCACTTCGATGGGCCGGCTGACCCTGAATGTACTTCTGTCTTTTGCCCAGTTCGAGCGGGAGGTCACCTCCGAGCGTATCCGCGACAAGATCGGGGCCTCAAAACGCAAGGGCCTGTGGGTCGGCGGGGTGGTGCCATTGGGCTATCAGGCCAAGGATCGCAAAATCACGGTGGTGGAAGCAGAGGCCAAGACCGTTCGCCACATCTTCCGCCGTTACCTTGAACTCGGCAGCCTGAGCCTCTTAATGGCGGACCTGCGGCGTACCGGGATCACGACCAAGGTCCGCTCCCTGGCCAATGGACGCACTATCGGCGGCATCCCATTCACCCGTGGGCCGTTAGCAGCGCTCTTACGTAATCAATTTTATATCGGCCAGGTAAAATACCGCGGCGAGATCTTCCCCGGAGAGCAACCAGCCATTCTCGATCGCAAGCTATTTGGAGCGGTTCAAAGCAAGCTCGACCAGCAAAGTATCAATCACAATCAAGCTCGGCATCAATCGGGAGCGCTTTTGACGGGCCGCATTTTCGACGAACGCGGCAACCGCATGACGCCGACCTCTGCGATCAAAAATGGCGTGCGGTACCGCTACTACATCTCCGCGCCCTTGGTTCAGGGGCAACCCCAAAACGCTGCCCCAATCAATCGCGTGCCGGCCGCTCTCATCGAGAAGCTCATTATTACTGCCGTGCAAAACCACCTTGAGCCTAAGAAAGAGAAACAAGGCTCTCAGGGGCCGGACCCAATCGCTGACACGGACCTAATTGCAACCCATATCGCTCGCGTGGAGGTCAAGCAGGATCACCTCGTCATCCAGTTAGGTACAGCTGCGGAACAGCAGAGCGGGCCAGAAACGAAGGCGGGGTTACCTGAGCAACCGAGCAATAAGGACGAAGGTAAATCAGTCGTTCGCCGCAATGACCCGAAAGCAAAGCTGTTGATCGTTCCCTGGAAAAAGCCGCCATCGAAACAACCGCGACAGATCATCTCGCCCGCCGGGCTCTTGTCGCGTCAAGACCGGCGCCCGATTCGCGCCGAGACCCGCGCAACGCTCGTCGCCGCGATTGCAACGGCGCGGCACTGGCTCGATGAACTGGTAGCCGGGACCATGCAAGGCGTTGAGCAGATTGCCGAACGCGAGAAATGCAGTATTCGGCAGGTCAATCGAACAATCACACTCGCTTTTCTGGCGCCGAGCCTCGTTCAAGCGGCCGTCGAGGGACGGTTACCCCGCGGTATCGGGGTCGCAAGATTGCGCGACTTACCGACAGAGTGGGCCGCACAATACAAGCTGCTCGGCTTGTCGCTAGCACAACCCCATTTTTAAAGCAGTCCGTGCCGGGACCAGAATATTTGCGGCCAGAGACCGGCCCTCGGCTTGCGCCTAGTCCCGTTAGTCAGAGACGCGACCTAGAAATTAGGTACGCAATTCAGCGCCGCGTATGCGGACTTTTGCCGCAAAGTCTCCGGCACCGGAGATTTATACGACTGCGTGGTGGGCCCGGGAGAAGTGCTTCGCACTAATGTTTTCAATGAGCTGGAGTGGCAAACCTACCTCCACGGCAGCTTTGACCCGCAAAGGTTTTCCGGTGCGCTGGCAAACCACGGAGCCAAGGAGGCCGAGCGGACGTCGGACTCTTGAACCGCGACCGGGCCAACGAAGCCCATGCGGCCGACAGAGGTCCGCTACAGGAGAACACGAATGCGCCGGCATATTTCGGGTCGTGAAGCGACGTACATGGCGATCGAGAGTGACAAGCGAGGGCCCGTGAAGATTGAACCATCGCCCGAGGGAAATGTTGCCGGCGCCGCATCTCCGACCACCGATTCGTCGGCGCTGACCCTTGCGAATACCGGTTCGAACATCTCGGTGCCCAGCGCGTCACGGAAAAGACCACCCCGTGTTCGTAAGCCGTTGCGGAACAACGACCAGTGTGTCGCACCCACAGCTGACCTGGAAGGTCACCGAGTCGCACTGCGCGAAGCCTTCGAAAATACACTCTCGGACGAGTTCGCCGAGTTCATGCTTGGGAAACTGATTACGGCCCTGCGACCGGGCCCGTTCGATCACCTGGATGAGACAACCCTCAATGCCGCGATCGCTTTGATTGCATCGGTAAACCCTCAAACAGAACTTCAGGCCTTGATGGCCGTCCAGATCGCGGCGACCGGCTTTGCCGGGCTCAAATTCTTGCGACAGAGCCAGCATAACATGGATGAGACCTACGTTGGCGTGTACGGCGGCTATGCCACCAAGTTGCTGGGGCTGCAGCTCGATATGATTCAAGCCCTCGACCGGCATCGGCGGGGGAACAAGCAGACGGTTGAAGTTCGGCATGTCCACATCCATTCGGGAGCCCAGGGGGTGGTTGGAATCGTCAATGCTCCCGAAAAGAGAGAGGGGGATGGCGGGAAATGACACACGACCCCATGCGTCAGGCGGATATTGGCCGGCGACTGTCAAATTTGGCCAAAGCCCGCCGATGTGGGGCAAAAACCCGCGCTGGCCACCCCTGCCGGCAGGCGGCTGTGAAAGGGCGGGCTCGCTGTCGAATGCACGGCGGGGCTAACGGCTCAGGCGGCCCTCGCGGCAATCGCAACGGAAATTTCAAGCACGGGCTATGCACACATGAGGCGAAAGCGGTTCACAGAGCCCTGCGAGCAAAGGTTCGGGAGATTAAAGCCCTGGTTCAAGCGGCCAGCCCACGCGAATCAGGCGATGAAATGCGGAATTATGCGACCGGTGACGAGTAAAAACGGACTGGGATTATGGTCGCGACAGTGAAGACCAAGGAACGACGTAAACGCGGACGTCCGTGCGGTTACAACGACGAGATCGTTGATAAGATCTTAGGACGGATCGGCGACGGCGAAAGCCTTCGCGCCGTTTGCGCAGACAAAGGGATGCCAAACCGGGCGACAGTTTTTCGCTGGATTGCCCGCTATGCGGAATTTCGCGACCTCTACGGCTTTGCGCGAGAATGGCAAGCGCATTGTTTAGCCGGCGATGTCATCGAGATCGCCGACAACAGCCGCGCGGACATCGCTGGCGGGCGGCTCAGGATCAACGCCCTAAAATGTAGGATTGCTCGGTTGGCGCCTAAAAAATACGGCAAGCAAAAACGTTAAGCCCACCGCGCATGCGCATGCCAATCCGACCCATTCAGCGCCAGAGCCGACCATTGTCCGCTGTTACTCCAATAGCGGACAAACGTGAGTACGGGTTAATTGTCCGCTAAGTGCCAAAAGCAGACATTCACGAGGCGTGGATGGGCGCCGCCGACGAGGGCGGCGCACATTTCGTCCGGTCCCCTTATTTAGCTCCGGTGCTTGCTCGGTCTTGGGCCACAGTGACCGGCGGAGGGTTCCACAGGCCGGTGAGCGCGTCCGACTTCGGCGCATAGAGACGCATGGTGAGATTGAATGGGCCTCTGGGCGCCGGGAGCCAGTTGCTCTCGCGGTCGCTGCCGGGGCTTTCATTCTGGAAGTAAAGCGTCAGTGATCCGTCGGCGTCGCGCTTGAAAGGCATCCAGCTGCTCACCGCAAAGCGGTTGAGCGGATTTGCGACCTGGAAACCTTCGGGGTCGTAGAGAGTGATCGACCAGAACGCATCGACCGGCGGCGTTTCGTCCTTGGCAAAGCGGATGGCGTATTTGTTTGCGCCATCGAGCGGCTTGCCGGCTTCATCACCAAGATTGAGCGGGTAGACCGCATCTTCGGGCAGATTTGCACCGAGGCCCACCTGCGTAACGATGGCGCGTTTCAGATAATAGTTCCCGTATACACCCATCGTATCGGTGTTCATCGACCAGTTGTTGGCAACGCGCGCCATGGTCGGGATTTTCCACTCCATCAGCTTCTGCGCGGTCGCCGGGGCATCGTCGATTGCCTTCTGCACCACCGCGTCGAGCTTGGCGACGTCGAGGCTCTTGCCGGCGTTAAAACCAATCCGTTTCAGACGAGCAATGATCGGCTGGTCGGTGTCATGCGGTGGATGCAGCTTGAGCAACTCGGCCGCGTAGGCGAAATATTTGGGCCCTCGCATCGTG